TTCTACTCTACTTTCTAGAACAGCAAGTTTAGAATCCTGTTCGGCATCCTTATTCGTCAGGTCGCTCATCTTTCATTTCATTATTTGCCATACGAAGTATATATGCAACATAATACAAAACCCCTGCCAAAAGAATGGCAAGGGAAACAATTACACTCCACGTTGGGTCATTTATATCCGCGAGGGGGCGAAGGAACAGTTCCATCTTTACTATTCATACTAGGTATCATTTGATAAGAGAGTTTATCTCTCAACCTATTTACACGCTCTTCATCAAACTTAGAGAAATGTCCGCGTTTCTCAACATGTTTATAATAATGCAAAGCATTTTGGATGATTGTAAAATCCTCTATTGATAGTTCAAAATTCATGGATTTCCTCGTTCAATTCCCAAATCATCTAGATAATCAATCCACCATTGAGGATCTTTTTTCAATTTCCAATTAGGTACTGGTTTACCTTGTTCAGAATAATATGTTTCAATTGCTTCATCGATAGTCTGTGCGATCTCCATACTCCTCTTCCTCTTCATCAACGTCTGCATATGCATCTGCCACATAAGGTCCGTGTGGTTTTTTGGATTCTGCTCTGACATACTTTCGTTCATCATTTGCTGTGAATAACAGTAAACTTAATTTCATCACAATCCATATGATTACAATTGGTGATAGACAAGCAATTAGTACTACTGGGTTCATTAGTCATCATCCTCATCTTCGTATAAAGGACATGGTTCTTCAAAAAGATGTTCCATTCTAAGTTGTTTAATTCTTTCTTTAAGTCCTTTGTAGAACTCCCTTTTTTCTTCTTCGTTCATTTATGTTTTTTAGTGAACGGTTCCCAATGTTCCCAACCATACTTGTGAACTGCCCACATTCCTAGAACGGGAACAAATACCAACGCCAAACACATCGGTCCAAGGGTCCATGGATTATTTAGTGTCCAAGCAGCAAAATGACCAATTTTATGAATCATGCTGGATAATCCCAATCAGTTATTCTTCGCGTTTTGTAATCTGGTCCCCACGTACCAGGCATATAGATGTAAGGAGCAGTACGTATGGGGCAAGAATCCCCAGTACAAAGTAAATCATTTACAATTCTCCAAGATTCTAACACTTCTTCAGAATGAACAAAGTGTGATTGATCACCATTAATTGCTTCATATAATAGTCTTTCATATCCATCAACACCCAACCAATCTGGATATCTGTGTGTCAAAGTAGCAGTTTCTACATCATTATTAAATCCAGGAGCTTTCATATCAATACGAATATCAAAATGAGCATGTGGTTGTAATCGCATCACAATTCGATCGTTATATTCATGCCCCTCAAACAGTTGTTGCGGTGGTGATTTTAGTTTAATTACAACTTCAACACATCCATAAGGCATACATTTACCAGTCAAGATGCGAAAAGGAACTCCCTCCCAACGCCAGTTATCAACATATAAAGTACCAGCAGCAAAAGTAGGGGTATTACTGTTAGGATCAACACCCTCTTCAGATTTATAAGTTTCATATTGCCCAAGAATCATGTCCTTGCCCAAACGAGTAGCAGCAAGAACCTTCGTTTTTTCGCGACGAATTTCTTTTGCATCCATTCTGCAAGGTGCTTCCATAGCAATGAGTGCTAGAACTTGAAGGATATGATTTTGAAGCATATCTCTTACAGCGCCAGCAGTCTCATAATATTGCGATCGACCTTCACAACCGAATGTTTCAGTAGCAAAAATCTGAACTTCTTCTACATAGTTGCGGTTCCAAAGTGGTTCAAGGAGAATATTACTAAACCTTGTAGCAAGAATATTATTGACAGTATCTTTACCAAGATAATGATCAATGCGATAGACCTGCTTCTCCCGTAAATGTCTACTAACCACAGACTGTAGATGATCAGCAGATTTATAATCACGTCCAAAGGGTTTTTCGATAACCACTCTGGACCTTTCTGGATCTTCAAGGAGTCCAGATTCTTTAAGATTGATGATAGAATTTTCATATCGTTCTGGTGGTACGGATAGAAAATAAGTATTATCTTGAAGATAATCTGGAAGGTGACGGAGAGTATCAACATTGTCCAGATCTACACATTGATAATCTAAATGATGTAAAAACTCTTCAGGATATTCACCTAAGGTTTCTTTCCACTGCTCGGATGTTGGTTCCCTTCTGGCAGATCCAGTAATTACAAAATTATTTGGAAGAAGATCTTTCTTCCATAATTCAAACAGTGCAGGAATTAATTTTCTCCTACAAAGATCTCCAGTTGCACCGAAGATAACTATTCCTGAAGTCTCTGGGTTAGTGAGCGGTTCCATTTCCGTCATACTTGTCTGTTTCATAGTAGTTATTTTCACCTTTTCGTATCCCGAAATATATCGTGGATAGTACAAAGGGTATTGCGATCCATTTAAGAACATCAGCGAACATCGTGACCTCCAAACATTGCCCGCATTCCATTCAGAACCTTGGCTGCGAAAGCACCAAGACGGCGCGACTCAAAACGTGCCCACAACGCACTGCTGATGACAGGAGCGGGTACGCCAAGATCCACAGCAGCGTGAACCGTCCAACGACCCTCACCACTGTCTGATACTCCCCCATCGAACTTGCTAAGCTCTCGATCGCCGCGTAGTACAGTAGCGGTAAGATCGAGTAACCAAGAACCAACCACACTACCACGACGCCATAACTCAGCCACTTCAGCAACGTCAATATCGTATTGATAATCTGCTGGATTTTCCATTGGAGCAACCTCAGCATCACCCTCCTTAACGTATGCCGACCCAGCATTAGCTTCATGCAGGATATTAAATCCTTCTGCATATGCTTGCATGATTCCATACTCAACTCCATTGTGAACCATCTTTACAAAGTGACCTGCTCCAGCTGGTCCACAATGTAACCAACCATGTTCGGCACTTGTTTCATGAGAGAGGGGGTCTGTACGAGAGGCAGATCCGATACCTGGGGCGAGTGCCCTAAAGATGGGAGAGCAGACGGATACTGCAGTATTTGTACCACCAACCATAAGACAGTATCCACGCTCCAGACCGTAAACACCACCACTAGTACCACAGTCAAGATATTGGATGCCAAGTTTAGCAAGCCTTTCTGCCCTGCGTCTAGAGTCTTTAAAATTGGAATTGCCATGATCAATAATAATATCGCCTTCCACACAAAATTGTAGTAGCTCATTCAGTGTATCCTCTACAGTTTCTGCTGGTACAACCATCATAAAAATACCAGGATTTTTAGCAGGATCACCAAAAACTCCTCTTCCGCTATGAACTACTTGAACAAGGCTTTCCAAAGAAGTGGTACATCCACTAATATAACCCTTCTCATATTGCTCTTCAGCTTTTTTATAGTTGTTACGATATCCATGAACTTCGATACCTGCTTTGATCATACGACGAGACATACCCTCGCCCATTCTTCCTAGACCGATTAAACCTACCTTCATCCTTTAACCTCTTTTAAAAATTAACTTCGGTATCTACCTGGCCATGTTAATTGCATTCCAGCAATTAACAATGAAATGAATGCAAATACAAACAATAGACTCATAATTTTACCTCCTCTTTTACTACCAAATCGCTTACATCTGGTGGGAATGGTTCACAATCCTTCTCTCTCACAGTTAAATGATCAGGATCAAGGATTCTCATTGCTTCCGCAAGTTCTTGGAAATGTTGGATCTCATCATTCATAATCTCCCAGATTTTTTTATCATTATAATCTTCATATGCAAGATAGTGTGCATATGTCTCAGCAGCGTGCATCTCTATTTCGTAGGAGAGATGGTAAGCAGCGCGAGGAGATATCCAATAATAAACCACATTGATCCAATAATAGATAAGAACGAGGTGTCTGGCAAAGAAACGATCAATCCAATAAGAATTACCGCCCCTAGATTCCATGTACTCCAAATGCTCTGTTTCATTGACGCTCTGCTCGAAGTGTTCTTTCATTAAGTATATGTGCCACTGACCACGCAAACCTAAAGATTCACGTAAATGTAACACACTCAAAAATGCAAAATAGGGTGCCCGAGCAATCTCCTCAAGCACCCAGAAACGTTGAAAATGTCTACCACGATAAAGATAATCAATGATTGCTACAGTAATGTTAAGTGTAACTTCATTGAATTTTTTCATAAAGTATTACGTCTAAACACTACAGTATCTATCAGTCTAATAAGTTAATGTACTGATATTCTGTTACCATTTCCTAACTTACTTTTTAGGTTCAATTGCAGATTGAAAAGGTGGTTGTTCTTCTCTTTTTGCTATTTTACCATTTCCATTACCACCTGCTTTGGCAGGACTCAATCCGAATGCAGCTAAAGACCCACTGAACACAGAGGCTATGAATGTTGGGTCAAAATCTAAAATCTTTTGACCATTTGGAAGTCTAACGTAACTGAATGTGAGGAGAGATGCGGACCAAATAAGTACAACAACTTTCACTAAATTACCCAAAACTTCACTCTTATCTTCATCATGGTCCTTTTCTTCTACCTTTGCTTCTTTGGATTTGTTTCCGAGCATTTAGTATAGAACAAGGCATATTTATTTATTTCATAAGTATTTTAATCTAGAATCGGTATTCGTCAAGAATGTCCAAAACCATACTTAAATATCTATGTGCCATTTTCTTTTCTTCATCATACGGAGTTGGTTCCCAATCCACATTGTTCTTTAACTTCAATACCCTAACTCTCAATTCTTCTACACTAACTTGATTTCTAGGCATAAAAAAAGACCCACTATATTATGTAGAAGGTCTTTTTATATTAAATTGAATTTTGTGCGGGAATCATCATCCCACCACTCATATCGTCATCATCATCAACATTTCCATCGGTCAATAGGGCAGCAAATATAAACCCTCCTATCATGGAAGCTGCTATGAGTAACATGTCGTTCACCATACACCTGGGATGATTTGTCCTGTGGCAGCATAAGATCCCATTGCGGCAACAACACCGATCATTGCTGCCCAACCATTAATGCGTTCTGCTTTTTCGTTCATTGTTTTTTCTCCAAAGTTTTGTTGTAAATTACGACTCTACCGTTTTCATGAGTGAATATAAGTTCATCATGTTGCCCCCAGCAGAGTTCTTCGTATAGGGCATTTAGTTTGGAAACATCTTCAAATAATTGATTATTCTCTTGCATAAAAGTCAAATGTTTTACGGATATTCTGTGTGATATCTAGTCCACCAACAAACTTTTCTTTTAATACGCCTTCAGCATCCGTAACAATAAGAACTGGAGTTGCAGTAACTTCATACTTTTTTGCAAATGCTTTTGCTTCTTCTGTAGGTTCTGAACCAACATCTTCAAGATCAATATATTCAATAAGATCAGTACGTTGATCTTTCATAGCATTGAAATACTTATCAACAAGCATACAAGGACCGCATGATTTTTTAGAAAAGAGATAGAACTGATTCATCAAAACAATTCCTCTTCTTTTTCAGTCTCAATAACACAGTCGCTAGTGGGATATGCTACACAAGTAAGAACAAATCCTGCATCAATCTGATCATCATCCAAGAACGATTGATCAGATTGATCAACTCTACCACTGACAATCTTACCAGCACAAGAAGAACACGCACCTGCGCGACAGGAATAATTCATATCAATACCTGCTTCTTCAGCAGCATCAAGAATGTACTGATCGTCCTCACACTGAACAACTTGCTCAGTGCCATCAGGAGTACGAAGAGTAATAGAAAAAGTCATAATAATTAACTATTTGAAAATTTTTTTAATTGTTTAAATTGTTCTGTTACGATTTTACAATCGCTTGTTGGTGTGGCAATACAAGGTGAACAATAACCTTCTGAAATATGATCTGGATCTAATGGTGTGCTTAGATTATCAGGATGATTTACAGTTCCTTCAAGAACTTTAGCAACACAAGTTAGACATTCTCCATTTTTAGTACAGTTTTCATTGAGAGTTATGTGAATGTTATTTTCTTCACAAAGTTGGCGAATGGTTTTATTTTCATCACATTCAAATGTGAGTTCTTCACCAATGTTCGCCAAATCTCTAACAGTTACGTTATAAGGCATTTTTAATCTAACAGTAATGCTATATTTATTTTGAAGTTACTGCAGTCCAACACCAGACATCCAACCACCAGATCCTTCATGAAAGTTTTCTGAACCACCACCAAAAGATGGAGTAGGATTTAAATGAAGAGTAGTGTTATTATTTTTAGTTGCAATCTCATACATGATTTGATGAATGTTTTCCGATTCTTTTACATGAATTGAATCAGAATCAATATCTTCTTTAGAAGCGTTTACCTGTGCAACTAATTCTTGCTCTTCCACAAACTTTTCATATTCGATTTTAGATTCTGTAATTGGTGCAGGACCAAACCAAGGATCATCATCGAGGAACAGTGGAGCTGGATATGTCATTAGTAGGTTTCGGAAAGTTGTTCAACAGAGTATGCCAACAAAACAAAGAAGGCAATGCTTGTTATTGTAAACAATGTTGTAGTCATTGTCAACCCCCGTCAGAATCCGAATGCTCCAAAGAAAAATACACTACCAGTAGTAGCATAAGAAATAATAGCAGCAACAAATCCAAGCATAGCAGTGCGTCCATTCAATTTCTCAGCACGTTCGGCATGAGACTCGATACCATAACGGGCACGATCTTCATCAGTCATATACATTGTAGGTTCAATAGCGAACATATTTTGTTGTCCACGCTCATTCGTTGTTACGGTCATGGTCTTATGTAAAGAACTGTTACATAATTATATAGTAATGTAACAACTTTGTCAACACTATGCTTGTTTTGATATCATAACATAATTGAGTATATTTACTTAGAGTACATTCCTGGAGGTAGAGTTCCAAAGTAAGGATCAAATTCAAGCAATTTACTCCAATCATCTATATCTGGAGATGATTCTCTCCAAAAATTCCATAAACCTTCGTAACTAGATTTGTGGAACGTATCAATGTGATTATCATGAATGCTAGATCCCAATTCAATCTTATACATAAAAACTGGAATTGCATAGGTATTACCAGAATTATAAATTAGATCATCGGCAACAGCTCTTGGTTTAACTCCATTATCGATTTTATACTTATCACCACGAACATGATGGTTTATAAGTTTTGTTGCATGATGACGAGTAATTAAATAACATGCTGTAGAAAAATCATTTACAAATCTTTTATGAAGTTTTACATGAATTTCAGATGGATTAATTATAGCCATCTGAACTACATCAAAATCATAGGGAATATGACTAAAAAGTTCTTTCCATGTAAATCCCCAATGCCTAATAGGTGAAAGATCACAATCATCTTCCATGATCAAAGCATATGGTTCATCTGTTTTTAAAAATTCAACCAATGCTTTTAAGTGAGATGTTGTACATCCCACCTCGCCAGATGACATATTATCGGGATAACGACCCTTTAAAATTCCACCAAGATCTCTACCATCTCTACCATCATATGCAGAGATACGTGTATAATTTTTAATACCCCAATATTCAAACTGTTCTTCCATATACTTTCTTCTTTCTGGTTGCTCATCCAGATTTAGATAATATACTGGGGGTAATCCCTTTGCTTTATGTAATGACTTGTTTTTATCCATTTTCTCCTTTAAATTTATTCATTGCAGACTCAATTACAACATGCATGTCCATATACTTATACTCTGCTAATCTACCACCGAATATTATATTTGTCAATGATTTTGACTTTTTAAAATATTGTGAATAGATATTGGAATTTTTTTTATCATTTATTGGATAATATGGTATTCTCCCCCTCTCATATTTTAAAGGATATTCTCTACTGATAACAGTTTTTTCTGTGACAATTTTTTCAAAATGTTTATGTTCATATACCCTGGTGTAAGGAACATCCTTATCACAGTAATTAAAAACTGCATTTCCTTGATAGTTTACTGTATCTAAAATCTCTTCATCAAAGCGTAGTGATCTATACTCAAGTTCCCCATACTCATATCCAAAGAATTCATCTATACATCCAGTATAAACAACTTTATGTGCTAATGAATTGAAGTAATCTCTATCTTTAAAATAATCTGCGTTTGTACGAACTTCAATATTATCTAACATATTTTTAAATATATTGGTATAACCGCCTATAGGTATACCCTGATAACGATCATTAAAATAATTATTATCAAAAGTAAATCTTAACGGCAACCTTTTAATTATGAATGAAGGAAGATCTTTAGCCTGTTTTCCCCATTGTTTTTCTGTATAATCTTTTATAAAAGTGTAGTAAATGTCTTCACCAACCAAAGATAAAGCTTGTTCTTCAAGATTTTTTGGTAAACCATGAAACCTTTGATTCTCTATAATTTCTTTAACTTTTTCTGGACTAGAAACACCCCATAACTCATAAAAAGTATTCATATTAAAGGGTAGTGAATATATTCTACTTTTAGATACTGCTTTTGGTGAATTTATATAGTTGTTAAATTCAGCAAATCTGTTAATAAAATTCCATACTATTTTATTGCTTGTATGAAAAATATGTGCTCCATACTTATGAACATTTATTCCTTCAATATTTTCAGTATAACAGTTACCACCAATATGATTTCTTTTATCAATAATAAGACAGGACTTGCCCGCATCAGTGGCAAGTCTTGCAAAAGTAGCGCCAAAGAGACCACATCCAACAATCAGATAATCATACTTCATAGGTAAAAACAAGTCCCCAAAATCTTTCCATCTGATATCCCATCTCAGGATCTATAGGACAGAATTCAGACTTTGGTGAGTCAATTGGATCTCGGAGATGCCATGGTATTGGTCCTGTGTTACCCAGAAGTTTTAATGTAAGTTCATCAGGTTCTTCTGGACTATACTCAAAGATATCAAAAATGTTTTGATAAAACTCTTTAGATCGTTTCCTGATTTGATCTCTAGAAACACAGAACTGTGCTCCAGAACCAAATTTAAATGTCTTTAAGTTTTCTGGTGGTTGATCACCAAAGACTTTCTCAAACGCATACCGTATATTTGGAAAAACTTTATGATATGGTTCACGCTCATAGTCAAAGTCTCCCTCAACAATTCTAGTAGAAATCCAGAAGAAGTCGGGAATATTTTCATTAGAGTGTAGAATGTAATTTAAATACTCATACAAATTAGGACTATGTGGATTTAATGGACCTCCTTGTAAAAATATTGTGTAGTCTGCAAGATTATCATAGTTGTTGATAATGTGATACAGATAAGTATGTGATTCTCTACCAATATTCTCTAGGCGAATAGACCCCTCAATCTCATCATCACCCTTATTGTAAACAGTGAGATAATCTTTATATTTGTTTGACCAACGCAAATCTTCGTTGTATCTTGCAACAACGATTTCTAAATAAGACTTTTCCTTATCATCAATCAAATCAGATAACATCTTGAAAAGGATTTCAGTCTTCTTCTGACTGTCAACTTCATATCCATTGTGCCACGAACAAGCATTTCTAAAGTGTAAAAACTTTCCACCACAATGCAGTTCAAATCCATATCCACCAGTCAGTTCAGGATCTTGAAGATCAATACCCTTATACTCTTCTGGATACTCAACACCAGTATCTTCATACTTCAGACCAGCACGAAGTAGTTTATATGTACCACCGCCAGTATCCAACATTTGACCATCTATAGTTTGTGGGAAAAAGTCAAACTCAATATCTTCGACAGAAGATTTCTTACAAAAGAAAAGACCTGGCCAAATATAATTAACATCTCCTCTAGATTGAAGACATCCCATGACATCATTATTAAACATCTCTTCAGTGGGATTAAAATCATCAATCAAGAACATATCATGATCCAAGAACAAACCAATACAATCATCTTCTTCAGAAAGAATTAAATTTTCATATGCCCACTTTGCAGCCTGTCCATGATAAAAACTCGGAGATCCTCCTGGTTTAGATACATGTAAATGCAGACTTGCACCATGTTTTTCACAAACTTTTTTAAAATCATCATAGTATTGTTCATCTCTAGTATCATAAGCAACGCTTATAACTAAGTCTCCTACTATGAATTTTTTTAATGATCGAATCTGATAGTCCAGAAGATCTGGACGATTAAATACACAACAAATTACTTTCGTTTTCATCTTACAACTCTATAATGAAAATTAAATGTTTTTAGATTCAAGTTTAATGATCTAAGATAATTGCCTGTTATAAACTCACCATATTTCTCTTTTAGTTTGGAAAGTCTATCTTGATCGCTATATGCTCGATTGATGATTTCAAAATTTTTTTCAGTAGATACTAAAATCATTTCATTACAATTTATACCATCATAAGGTTGGCAATACCAATAGTCCCTGTTTATTGCAACTTCATCATCCCTAAAAAAAGTCACTGGAGGAGAATCATGTATGAGTATATCAGATCTTATTCTAAAATACAAATCATACCCACTCTTAAAATACTGATCAACAACTCTTTGCATTTTATAATATTGTGAAGACAGACCCTTCTGATCAAAAGGACTTAATTCCATAATTTTATTCATCTTTTCAGATGTTTCTACTTCACCAATACTCTTTACATTAAATGAATTAAAGTAACTATCAATAGTTTTTTTAGTTACTTCAGGAACTTCATAATTTTTTGGGCGGAAGTGCCACCCATCATTAATTCTTTCAACCCTATCCCGAGCATCCCAGAAAGAATAAAATACATCAATCTCACATTCAGGATATCTATCCCTAAGCATTTCAATATTTTTATGAAATCCATAAAAAAGAGTTCTTACCTTTCCAGAAATATAAAGTGCAATTTTCATAGACTTTCAAGAATACTTTTTACCATATACCCAAGACCTTGCTCTCTTTCCATACTAGTCATCTGTTCACCAGAGGTTAAATGGTCCGATACTGTATTAACTGACAGTGCCTTCTTACCAAAACGGTTAGCAATACTATAAAGTACATGAGTTTCCATATCAACTGCAAGAACACCCATCTCAGATAGAGGTTTATACCAATTTTCATCTGGTTGATAAAAGTAATCATTGGACACCATCTGCCCAACATACGCTTTGGTATTTATTTTCATGTATTGCTGGAGCATCTGATAATCACAACAAGGTGATAACTTAAATCCAGGAGCAAGTCTTTCAGTCATTGCATTATCAGTTGCAGCAGTCATTGCAACTACAACATCCCCAACTTTCAATTGTGGTGCAATACCACCACAACTACCAACTCTTACAATACTTTGAACACCATAGATATTAAAAAGTTCATGTGCATAGATTCCAAGACTAGCTTGTCCCATTCCACTTGCTTGGACAGATATTTTTTTATCCTTATAAATTCCAGTGTATCCAAGACAATTACGAACTGAATTAACTTGAATTACCTGATCTAAAAATGTTTCTACAATCCATTTTGCTCTCAATGGATCACCTGGCATCAATACTGTGCTGGCATAAGCATCTTTTTGTGCTTCAAGATGTGGAGTCATTATTAATTATTTGATAAACTTCTTTCCAATTTTTTACACGAAGTCCAGTCCATTCTTTATTGTATGGATGATCCATGATGATGCTATTTAGACCCACTCTTAGACCAGATTCCGCATTACTAACAGAATCTTCAATCCAATAATACTTCTTATCTTTATATCTATCAAAAAGATATTGCTCTTTCCCAACAGTAAAATCTAGGGCACAATCAATAAAGTCAAAAACATCACCAAACAAATGAATCAAATTGTCCTTTCTTAATTTCTGAGCATACTTATCTTTATCAAGACAACTTATAACCTCAAACTTCCAACCAAGTTCATTTAATTTCTTTACATACTCAACAGAGTCCCGAAATGCAGGAATAAATCCTACACAACCAGACTCGTTGAATCTCTTTATTTGTAAATATGCTTCCTGTTCAGTGATACCAAAACGCAAAGTTTGAGTGTAATGATTAGATGTATTCTCTACTCTCTTGTATCCATGTTCACCCATCCACACATCAAAAGCATATGCCCAATCAAGAAGAACGCCATCACAATCAACTATTATCCGTTTATCCATTTGTATATTTGATCCCAAGTTCCGAGGTCAACATAATCTTCAACTTCAATTGCTCTAGAGTTATATAGAGGTGTGTTTTTAATCTCACCAACCAACTGTCGATGATTGAGAGTTGATTTCTCCATAAACTCAATACACTGAGTAAACACTCTTTTTCTAAAAGCAAATGCTGTCCAGAAAGCATTAAATCTAGAATGATTCTCCTGAGGTTTATCTTCATACTCTTGAACCAGATCGTTATTAATACACAAAGCTCCTTTGGTTCTTAACATATCAGGACTACTCTCGCGCTTATAGAAGAAGGTAAATCCAGTTTCATTAAGACTATCGCTGACAAGATCCAGAATATCCTGAGAAGACTTCATCTTCATAAAAGTATCTGGAAGAAGAACCAGATTCTTTTCACCAAATAAGTGACTGGCACTCTTGATTGATCCTGTATATTCTATCTCTGCTGGATTGAAGTAAGTAAAAGAGATATTGTATCTGGACTTATATCTGCTCAAATACTTAATAAGTTCAGTTTTGTTTTCGTTGAGTGTAACGACAAACTCAACATCTCTTCGCCCGTAGTTAGAGAATAAATCAAAACTATAATCAATTAAAGATTTATTCTTTTCAATAGAATGAATCTCTTTTGGATATGGTAAAGATAATCTTGTTCCTTCACCAGCACAAGGAAGAATAACAGTGAGATTAGACATTTTGTGTTGCAACCCACTCTTCAAGTTTTACAGATGGTTGCCATCCAAAAGTTTTACAAAGTTTTTGATTATTAGCAAGACTTAAACGCGCTTCTGCTGGGCGTGGTGGAATATTTACAGTATTATCTGAAATCATTGCAGCAAGATCATTTACAGAATAATTTACACCACAACCGACATTATAAACTTGTCCAAATGCATCCTCTTCAGGATTACTAATTGCTGCCATGATATTAGCATTTACAACATCACCAACGTATGTAAAGTCCCTACGTTGCTCCCCATCACCCACAATTGTTAAAGGTTCACCAGCAGCACGTTGTCTCAAAAAGATCCCTACAACAGGCGCATACTGCCCTCTGAGAGGTTGACGTTCTCCATATACATTAAAGTATCGGAAGATAACAGTAGGAAGTCCATATAAATCTGTATACATTGAACAAAGTTTTTCTCCATTTGTTTTGGATATTGAATATGGATTCAAACAATCATCGGGTTGAGTCTCCACATTAGGAAGTTCATTTTTCAATCCATAAGCAGAAGAAGTGGAAGAATACATAACACGTTTTACACCAGCCTCTCTTGCACACTGAAGAACTGTACATGTTCCAACAGAATTAATACTTACCGCTTCAATGGGATTTTTAATAGCAGGTTGAATACGTGCTTCTGCAGCAATATGAAACACATAGTCTACTCCATCATAGAGAGGACGTGTGTTTTCATAATCACGAATATCATACTGATAGTTTGATACTTTTTCACTCTCATTCCAATAAAATTGATCATGAGCATCAGAGTACTCATTATCAATTACAACAACTTCATGACCGAGTAAAAGAAGACGGTCTACAAGATTAGATCCAATAAAACCTGCGCCGCCAGTTACTAAAGATTTCATACAATTCGTTCTGGTAAAAAATAATTTGAATAATATTTAAAACATTCACTAGTTGGATATGACGTTAATTTTCCCCGCGTTCCATTTGAACTAGATTGACAAAATAGGGGAGAATCAAAACTATAGACATTGTAATGTTTTTGAACATCAGTAAATCCAACGTCTATATATCCTTCAGTCTTAAATTGGTGATATGCTATTTTTGTACATACTGACACATACTCATCAGATAAGTATAGAATAGCATGAGTACCCAGCATATTATACACCCTTAACATATCATCGTCAATAATATCATATTGAACAAAAGGACCAGAGTGTCCATTCATTCTACCCCAAGATGATATTCCAAGATATACCGCATCTGCATCATCTGGAAAACATATTTGTGGATCGAAATCATAAACTTCAGCATCATCCTCGATAATGATGAAAGGTGGATCGATCTCCTTTAATGCATTGTGATGAGCCATAGAACATCCACCTCTATTCCCAGATGAATGTAAAAATCCAGGAGACCTGATAATATTTTTAAATCCTAACTCACCTAAAGATTTTTCTATCTTTTCTTTTTTATCAACATCTTTATCCAAATTGATGTAGATTATTGGTATCTCTCTAAGATCTAAGCTCTGCATGATTTTTCTTAAGTGCAATAATTGTAGGATTTTTATAAGGATACTGTTGTGATCCTATAAACTCCTCAGCAAAACAATAGTTTGGATTCAATGAAAGGGTGGGTGGATTATCAATCAAATATCGATTCATTTGAGATTCATCGTGCCATAAGGCAATCACATCATTTCTCAAATCTTCATTAACTCTATCAGCAATAACTTCCGCCATGGCAATAAAATTTTTAGTTTTTCCACCATTAAATCCGCCAGCATAGTAATATTCACCCTCTTCACCTTCAGGAACATACGCTAAGCATTTAGGATTTCTATCATAAGATCTTTTTTCCTTTGGATAAAAAGATTGATAAGGATGCATTGTTGCAACTAAATCATCAAGAATTTCTTCTCCAACAGGTGCATCAATTCTCATATCAGCATCAAGGTAAAAACAATAGTCATGTTCAAGGATAAAATCTTTCTCTTTGACAAAATAATTATATCTTTTCAAAGTTGGTATTGGCCAAGGCTCGTGTTCTATTTGATGAACACGAACATTGTCAGAAGTTTCTACTTCATGATCAGTAAATAAAAGACAATTTACTTCTGCTTCTGGAATAAATTTTTCTGCAATATCACTATAAAGCTTCTCAACAAAACGGAGATACTTATTCGTAGCAATTGTTAAAATACAAATTTTCATTTTTTCTCATATAATTTTCCAATGTTCACAGTATATATCATCAGTGATATAACCCTTTAATGAACCACCAAACCAATTTGAAGGTGCTATAGTTTTTTTACTGTTAGATAACCATGATCCCCACCAAGAAAAAGTAGAATTGCATATAATGTGATAACTACACATTGTCATTAAACACATATCAACAAAACAATTATTGGATTCAGAAATTAAAAATCTATCTCCAGAAAATATCTGTTGTTTTTTTGCCCACTGAACATCGTCAGTAAAAACTAAAACTATATTATCTTTAGGAAGAAGATCTAATGCATTTATATAATATTCAATGTCTTGTACTGGATGATTTGGATTTGTAACATAATCATCTCTTCTAATATGGAGAGAAATAACATCAGATGACTCTAAAGAATCAAACAAATCTTTAGATGGATTAAAAATTTCTGGAATAAAAGTAAAATCTTTTTTTATTTCATTCCCAATATGTTTAAAATATTTTTCACTTTGAAAATATCCATAAAAATCAATATTATCTTTTGGTGGATTTTCAAAAAGATCTTTATCAAAATGAAAATGTTTTTCCTGAAATATCTTATATGAACTTATTTTTCTATCACAAGTTAGATTAAAACATTCGTCAAATCTACTGCGAAGATTATATCTAGATCCAAATGTTTCTGGTGGAGCTATTTTAAATGGTCTGGAATGTTTGTTGGATATACCCTTTAAAAAAGAATACTGGAACATCTGATTACCAAGATGTCCCAGATTACCAATATGATTAAATGAAAAGCTCATAATAGAGAAAAAATATCGCTAAGTAAATTTATTTCTTGTTCTCCAATAAAATGATTATTCCCCAAGTAAATTCCATTATAATGAACCTTATCAACATTAAGTTCTTTTTTCTGTGTGGTTATAGAATAATCTTTTAGGAATGGTTGCTTGAGTAAATTTCCACCAATAATAGGACGGTGTTCAATACCATTTTGATCAAAAACTTTTCTCAACCTATGAGCATACCTAACGTCCTTACAAATAATTGGAAAGCAAAAATTACTCACTCCCTCATGATACTTAGGTACATAGAATAAGTTTGGATACTTTTCCAACAAAGAAATAAACATTAAATAATTTTCATTTCTTTTTTCAATATATGAATCAAGTCTCTTCAATTGAGATAGTCCAAGAACTGCACTAAGTTCATCATTTCTAAAATTATATCCATCAGTGACAAATAAAAATTGTTTAGAAATATCTGGATACATCTCTTTATATCGATCAAACATTTCAGATTCCCTTGCAAGACCATGAGAACGTTTGATTCTCATCAAATCATATAGTTCATAATTGTTAGTGGAAACTATTCCACCTTCAATTGTAGACATATGATGTCCAAAATAAAAACTAAAAGTTGCTCCAATACTATCAGATCCTACTTTAGTTCCATCAGGATTTTTACATCCATGAGACTCGCATACATCATCAATAATTAAAGCATTTGGAAATAATTCAGAATACTTACTACTATTTGCAGGAAATCCTATCAAATGTGTTGTAAAAATTAATTTAATATCTGGATGTTCTTTTGCAATGTACTGCAAATCTTCTTCACAAAAACTAAAATTATTCAAATTAATATCACAAAAAATTGGTGTAAATCCCAACTGAATAACTGGAGCAATATTTGTTACCCAAGTATCTGCGGGTACCAATACTTTATCACCATCTTTTAATCCATAATATTCTTTTACTGATGCCAGTAAAAGATAATTTGCGGTACTTCCAGAAGAAACAAACAATGAATGTTTACAACCCAACCAATTTGACCATTCCTTCTCAAAACTCCTAACTTTCCCACCATTAGTAAAACGATCAGAAGTTAATACAAACTTTGCTAGATTATACCTATCACCTAAGGTGATATTATTTTTCATCAAAGGCCACTTAAATTGCATTTTTCTTATACCAATCGTATGTTTGTGAAATTCCATCAGATAAACTAATTTTTGGAGTCCAACCAAGATTCTTTATAATATCAACATTTAAAACTTTTCTTGGGGTTCCATTTGGTTTTGTTATATCCCAATCAATATCACGATTATATCCAACAATACTTGAAGTCATTTCAGCAAGTTCTCTAATCGTTATATCTTCACCTGTACCAACATTTATATGATCAGGTTTATCATATTTTTTCATAGCAACATAACATGCCTCTGCAAGATCATCTACATGTAAAAACTCTCTTTTAGCAGATCCATCTCCCCACATCTTTACTTCATAATATTCGCTATGAGAAATTGCTTTATGAAACTTAGCAATCATTGCAGGTAAAACATGAGAAGTTTTTAAATCAAAATTGTCATTAGGACCATAAAGATTTGTGGGCATCAAAGAAATTGCATTAAACCCATATTGTTGAGCATACGCTTGACACATTTTCACACCAGTGATCTTAGCAATAGCATACCCATCATTTGTAGGTTCAAGAGGACCAGATAACAATTGATCTTCTGTAATTGGTTGGTGTGCATACTTAGGATAAATGCAAGAAGATCCTAAGAAAAGAAATTTCTTAACGCCAAATTTGTGAGAGTATTTAATTAAATTAGTTTGTATCTCTAAATTATCTGTAATAAAATCTGCTTTATATTTTTTATTTGCCATGATGCCACCAACTTTAGCAGCAGCATCAAAGACATATTCTGGTTTATGAGTTTTAAAAAAATGAGAGGTTTGAATTTGACTAGTCAAATCAACTTCATTTCTAGTTATAGGAATAATATTTGTATATCCCTTTTCTTTTAAATTTCTAATGATAGCAGATCCAACCATTCCGTTGGCACCTGCAACTACAATTTTAGAATTACTGTCCATAGATACACATGTCCTCAATCAGTTCATCAAAAGAAATTTTAGGTTCCCATCCTAATTGTTTTTTAGCTTTTGAAGCATCACCAAGTAGTGTTTCTACTTCAGCAGGGCGAAAATATTTATCACTAACTCTAATTACAGTTCTCTTAGTATTTTTATCAATACCAACTTCATCAAGTCCTTCACCTTCCCATACAATATTCATACCAAAATAAGGAGCAGCCTTTTCAACAAATTCCCTAACTGAATATTGCTGCCCAGTTGCAATAACATAATCATCAGCAGTTTCTTGTTGAAGCATTAACCACATTGCTTCAACAAAATCTTTAGCGTGACCCCAGTCACGCATGGCATTCAAGTTTCCGAGATTAAGTACGTCCTGTTGCCCAACTGAAATTCGTGAAAGTCCTCTAGTGATTTTTCTCGTGACAAAAGTTTCTCCTCTTCTAGAGGATTCATGATTGAAAAGAATTCCAGAACTTGCATGTAGTCCATACGATTCTCGGTAGTTTCGGACAATCCAGTATCCGTATACTTTTGCAACTCCATAAGGCGATCTTGGATAGAAGGGTGTTTTTTCACTTTGTGGTATTTCTTGAACTTTACCAAACATTTCAGATGTTGATGCTTGATATATTCTAGTTTTAGATTCCATTCCCAATAGGCGAACCGCTTCCAAAATACGAAGAGTTCCTAGCCCATCAACCATTCCTGTATATTCAGGAATCTCAAAAGACACTTTTACATGACTTTGAGCACCTAAATTATATATTTCATCTGGTTGTACTAATTGAATAACACGAACAAGATTAGTAGAGTCTGTTAGATCACCGTAATGTAATTTAATACTATCATAAATGTGATCGATTCTATGGGTATTAATGAGAGATGCTCTCCTAACAATTCCATGAACTTCGTATCCTTTAGACAAAAGAAGTTCTGCTAGGTAAGATCCATCTTGCCCAGTAATACCAGTAATTAAAGCAACTTTCATAACTAAAATTTAATTATATCTTTTACATAGCAGGGGACCCTATCTGGGTCCAACCATTTGGCATATTCAATATCTTCAATAGCAAGCAACATTTGATCTCCATTATCAAACAAATAAACATCAGAGTATTTTTTAGTATACTCGTTTGCTTTTTGCATACGAAAATCAGGATTTCCATTTAACTGAATGTATCCTTTTTGAACAAATCGATAAGGAAATCTTTCATGAATAATGGTAGTTTTTACCGAAGCAACAGATTTACAATCAAGATCGTTCAAGATGCAACCTCCGCAGATTCAAGATCTTGAAAGATATATTCCATCAACATTTCATAATCATCGAGAGGATCCCCAGAGAAAACTACTCCTTCGGTCTCATAATACCGTCGAACTTTTTTATAAAGTTTGGGATTCTTCACATCAAGGAAAAAAACACCATTGGATGCATCACGAAGGATAGCAATATCTTTGGATTTGAATTTTTCAGTCAGTGCCATTGTTTTGGGTTGTTTACTAGGACAGTATAGGGTAGATATGAAATCCAGTCAAGTGTGACAAACAAAAAACTGGAATCGGGATGATAGGATTTGAACCTACGGCCACTCGCTCCCAAAGCGAGTGCTCTACCAAACTGAGCTACATCCCGAAGAAGGTCATATCATGACCTATTTTAGTTATTAAAAAACTTTAAGGATGATAGGAGGAATCTCCAGCTGATGTATCAACTTCCCTAAATCCTATTTTTCCACCCTTAGACCAATGGAGTGCAGTTGGTCCATCATAATAATAATGAAGTGTGTACTTATCGATATTTAAATTATATGGTCCATCATCCTCAAGTTCCGTCCATGTTTTTTGTCCACCACTTACTCCACCTTCAGTCAATCCACCCTCAAGAATATCAACATAAAGACCTGTTGACCATATATCAAGACTATGACCAGAAGTTAGATATTGTGTTCCAGTATCATCAGTTCTCCAACTCACGTATTGATTAGTATTATTATCTGTATCACCATAACGTTGGAGACCATTTGTTGACCCAGGAACCCATGTGCGTGTTGTTGCATTTGATGTGGAACTTTCTACTACTGTGATCTTAGTAGGAAGCACATTATATATGTTACCAGTTAAATTAGGTACTTCAATAGATCCATAATATAACACTTCTGCTGTAGTTTCACTTTCAGCAGGAATATACATCGATCCACCAGAAGCAAAAGTGGTTGTTGGATTTGTACTTATCCCTGTTGCAAATTTTTCAGTAAACGCTTGATTAGGAGTACCATAAACGTAGAAATTAATATCTGCCATTGTTTTTTAGAAAAAAATAATTATCAATGTATGTGTACTTTATTTAGATGCTTCTTCCCAATCTTTTTGAAAAATTTCAAGTCCTTTTTCAGTTAAGATGTGATCATACATTTTCCAAAAAACTTTTGGTGGTAGTGTACAAATATTTGCACCAGCATCAAAACATCTACCAACATGGTGAACATCTCTCAGAGAAGCAGCAAGAACTTCAGTGTGAACGTTTTGTACAGAATATGTGTGACTTATAGCCTGTACTAGAGCAACTCCAGAAAACGAATTATCATTCAATCTACCAACAAAAGGAGAAACATATCTTGCACCTGCTTTTGCCGCAAGAATTGCCTGTGAAACAGAGAAAACAAGAGTTACATTTACAGGAATTAAATCTTTAGAAAGGTGATAACATGCTTTTAATCCTTCAACTGTACATGGTACTTTGACAGTAACGTTACTTAAATTCTTAAAATCTTGTGCCTGTTCAACCATCTCCTCCCAAGTATCTGCAACTACTTCTGCAGAAATTGATTTAAGTTTTGGAAAGAGATGTGACATCTCTTTAATTACCTCTACAGGATTTCTACCACTCTTTTTAACCAATGTTGGATTTGTTGTGACACCATCAATTAATCCAGTGTCATATCCTTTCGCAATTTCAGATAAATCTGCAGTATCTAAAAAAATCTTCATTGTATCTTCTAAATTAGTATGCATTACTAAGACCCCAATATATCAAAGTGGTTATAGAACCAAAAATAAGTAAAAAATTAATGAACGTCTTTTCCATTTATATATGCTCTTATTATTTGTCTTTTAACAGGTTTTCAATTTTTCTTCTCATGTCTTCAGATCTTTTCTTTTCTCTTTCAGTATGACGGTATCCATGCTTCTCATGAAAAATAGCGTGTCCTTGGCAAAACATAGTTACACCAAAGACTAACGCTAAAACTATACCAATCCATTCAATTACAAGTGTATATTGATCCATGGCAGTACTGGTGGTATTACTCCAATAAGTCGAAGGAGACCTTCAGCAAAAAGTGCAAGAACAACCCAACCAACACACATACTGATAATTGCAGCATTACGATTATGTTTTCGTATGGCATCATCAATCATCTCCTGGCACTCTTCTTTAGTGATATAATGTTCTGGTCTAATTTCAGTCATTCGGTGCGCCATGAGAAGGAGTTTGACCCATTAGTTTATCTATAGGGTCTGGACCTCCAGATAGTATAGCACAGGCTCTTTTGTAAAAGAAGTTATCAGTATTTCCTGATGCTTCAAACGTTGCCTTTATCTTCACCCAATTGTTGTAGGTGTGTTCGTCCATGCAATTTTCCTAAACTACATACTAGCTATATTAGTCAATAGTTCAAATGTGTCAACTTTGTGTTGAAAATAACAAAGTGTTTAAGAAAATATTAAATTACCAACTACTACCCCACGATTTTTTAGGCATCTCTTTTGCAAGATAATCATACACAGAAGAATCACAATATCTAAATGCAACCGATGTTCTCAATCTTGTAGTTTTAGTATTCGGAGATTGTCCCATATGTTTCCAATCAGAAGAAAATAAAATTCCACAATTTGAACTATATTCAAAATATTTCAATTCTTTAGTTTCTGGATTTTGAATAATAAACTCACCACCATGTAAAGAATTCCATTCTTTTGATGTAAAAAGAACAAATGTTATTGCATAATTTTTATCTCTAATATCAGAATGAGGTTCTCCATGTTGATTTGCAGTCTGTCCATTGACATGAAAATTAAATAACATTAAATTATTGTCATATATTCTCATCAAATTTAATCTAATAATTGATCCAATTTTATAATAAAACAAATCGTTTTTTATTTCTTGTGGATCTTTACCCCAGAAAACAGATTCTTTATCTTTTTTAGTAGATAAATTACTTAAGAACCAACCATCACTATCAACATATTTTGAAAAATCGGAAAATAATTTATCACTTAAAACATTTCTTATATAAAGAGGTTCCATTATTCTCCACAATAAAACGGAAGGTGGGAGAGTCGAACTCCCAAGGGCTTTAACACCTCAACGCTTTTCAAGAGCGGTTCCGTCACCAATCGGATTGACCTTCCTTATCTAGTTTCAAAGTTCATTTTACGAACTTTACGCTTTCTTCTTTGTTCTTGCCACTGAATATCTTGTTGTGACAAAACTGTTTTTTTATTTTGTGATTGATATGAGTTTAACATAACAACCTCACTTAAGTCAACTGCAGAAACTCTATCACCACGAATCGTTGCCATATTAGGGCAACCACAAGTCACCGTTTTATTCTGATGCCCCTCTAACTCCTTACCACAGGAGCGGCACCTAATCTTTATGTTTTCCATTGGACAATATAATGTGTTCCCTACTTCAATTAGGAATGTTTGACTTATTTATAATGGGCGATACTGGAATCGAACCAGTGACTTACCACTTGTAAGGAGGCCACTCTACCGCTGAGTTAATCGCCCTTATGTTCACATTGTAGCATATACTCTACGGTTTTGGCAACATCTTCCATTGCATCACGTAGATCTGGGCGTTGTCCTGCTTCCATTCTGCGTTCATCCCTTTCATCAGAAAGCGTCCAACGCCATTGACCCATCCCCTTTGAATACCAGAGATTAATTTTCATTACTCGAATATTGGGTAAATTTTAGGATCTACTTCTACTGGAATCTTCCGATATACTGGAGGACCAAGGAAGTATTCATCACGAACTGCTTTCATAATATGCTTGGGAGTACCATAGTATCCCATATGCATCCACACACAGTCTATATATCGGAGTTCATCACGTCCTGCATCATAAGTAAAATCATCACAATAGACAAGAATCTCTTGTGGGACTTCTACTTTTTTCCAAGTATAAGGTTCTTCAACGAAGAATGGTATGGTCATCGATTAATAAACTCCTTACATTTATCTACATTCCTTTTACAAAACTGAAATACATATGAGTCTGCATCAACATTCATTGTGTAATGAGCGTGTGTATGCATAGATTGAATCAAAACTAAAAATCCAACAATCAAAAGATTGAAGTGCGTAACTGGATGAAGGAGAATCTTTTTAAGCATAAAAAAAGGGGACCGAAGTCCCCTAGATTATAGCAGAAATCAGAAGCTGTACTTGATACCTGCTTTGGTTCCGTAACCGTTGTCAGCACCGTTAGCGCCAGTGGCAAACGAAAGTTCACCATAGAGACCCAGTTGCTCGGTCACTGCAACACCCAGACCGCCCTTACCGCTGAATACGGTATCGCTCTCAGCACCATCAGGAGAGACGATCGAAGGACCTCCCTGGACATACCAGGAAGCAGATTCGCCCAGACCACCTTCGTAACCGACGTGCAGGTCAGTGGTGGTGCCAGAGTAGTCGCTACCAGTGAAACCCGAGTTTGCCTCTACGTTAACGTAGGGACCTGCAAAAGCAGCACCAGCAGACATGGACAGAGCAGCAGTTGCTGCGAATACAGATTTGATCATTTGTTTTACCTCGTTATTTTCTCGCAGAGTTTTATACCTGCGGATGTGAAGAGACTCGACGTGTCTCTGTTTGGTTTCGGGACTAGGCGAGTAGTTGAGGCTTCGTCACGATATTTTATTTATTAAGTTTTACAACTACGGGAATTCGGATTCCCGAAGCGGGTGACGGGGATCGAACCCGTGACAAGAGCTTGGAAGGCTCGCATGTTACCGCTACACCACACCCGCATTAAGGGAGAAATTGTTTTCTCCCAGCACATCCTTCACACGGATGAGAACACTATAAAACAAGATCTAAATCTTGTCAAGCCCCCAGTCGGATTTGAACCAACGACCTACGCTTTACAAAAGCGTTGCTCTACCACTGAGCTATAAGGGCGGAGCTCCCCAGGTAGGATTTGAACCTACGACCAATCGATTAACAGTCGATGGCTCTGCCGCTGAGCTACTGAGGATTGTTTGTCCTTTCTTCTTTTGATTTCTTGAAATAGAGTTTATAATATCTCTTTTTCATTTCATCAATGGTATTCATATCTTCTTCAAATCCCATATACTTAAGATGTTGGTATACACCTTCCATCTCACTTAAAAGAAGAAGAAGATTTATGGAGGTCACAGGACGACCACCAAATTTATAATTGTCCATAAAAGAAAAAAGGACAACAGGCACGGCTGGGGTCGAACCAGCAATCTACCGCTTAGAAGGCGGGGGCATTATCCATTATGCTACGTGCCCAAATGGTAGTTCCTATAGCCGCTAACTCTGAACTACCAAGGGAGTTACCGCAGTTGAGAGGCGGGGAACAGTTTGTCGTTCCCTCTTATCTGTGTCTTGCCTTTCAACCTGGTTATTATAGTACCATCGAACAAATAAGTCAACTTACCTGAAAGGTGGTCCACCATACCATCCAACCAAACTAATTCTCCTTCCCCACTTTACTGGTTTAACTCTATGTGGGATAGTAGAAGGAAAAATTATTACATCTCCAGCATCTAATTTGAAGGTGTTTACTTTTTTTGTTGGGAATATAATTTGAAATTCTCCTCCACCATAATCTTTTGTTGAAGAAAGACTCATAACAATACTCAGTTTTCTAATCATATTGTTTTCAGAATTACTTTCAGAATCCATCATATCAATATGCCAGTTATACCGATTATCTGGAGGATCATATACAGTAAATTGTATACTATCGTTCCAACCAGTAAGATCAAAATTATAATAGTTTATATTTGCTGATTCAATAAAATGTTTTAACATACCAGCAACCCAACAATCTTTAGGAAGCCATGTTTGAGAAGACTTTCTAATTTCAGCCTTTAAAACATTTTTTTTCGTAACAAAAGATGGTTTTAAAATTGAAGGATCATAATATTTTTCAACAATTTTATTACATATATCACCATCCATTTCAGATGGAATATAATAATAATTCAAAAATCCCATTTAAGTTATCAACTTTTAGATTCTTTACGGGCAACTTTTTCTGCAGAAATTTCTTGTCTACGTTCCTTCACCATTTTTGAAATTTCTTGGAGTGCTTTTCTTGCCCTGGTACCAGCAGCATTATTTCCATTTACAAATTTTTCATCCTCAAGTTTCCAAGAAGTAAAAGCTTCTTCCAGTCTTGTAATCGTTTCAGTCATTGAAATTACCTATATTGAAAAAATATTATTATATATGTATTAAATATATACTAATTTTTTAGTATAGTCATATGCATATAATTCACGGTGCCCTTTAATGCCCCATCCTAACCAATAATAGGCAGGAACCATGTATTGAGAAACAGTTTTACCAGCTCCCTCAAACTCGGGAAGGTATCTTTGGAATACAGATTCATTGATCATATATGCAGTTTGCCCCTCAAGTGTAGAAGGATCATATCCATACTTGGCAGAAAACTTACCAAGGTTATTGTAGCGACCTAGGCTGGTCCACTGAATAAGACCATAACCACCACTATGGCACTGGTTATAATTTACCCTAGCTCCTCCTTCACAAATATTAGGATGGAAGTTACTTTCTGATTTAATGTTTCCCAGAATTGTTGCAAGTGCATTACGATCTGTTATTCGGGTTTTTTCTTGAAGTTGTTCAAGAACATATTGTTCGTTATCATTACATTCTGGACATTTCCAAGATTTTTTTACTACTTCAATAGGAATAGATTTTTCTTGATTCACACTTACATCAACATTTTTGTCTGTTGACGCATTACAAGCAGCAGGCGCAATAACTGATAGCGCAATTAGTAAAAATTTTTTCATCATTTAAATTTTATGTAAATGAACTTCTATACAATGGATATGTAGGAGTACGAGGAGTTGTGTAAAATTTAATATTTTCAAAAAATATATTCATAGTCAATCTCTCTTTTGTACCAAAATGTGGAACTCCATGAAATGAACTACCATCAAACAAAATACATCTATTAAAAAGATTTTGCACTGTAATAGTTTCATTAAACCTATCTCTATGTTTATTCCATATTTCCATTTCATTTGAATCTAATGATTGTTTTTCTCTATATTTTTTACTTTTCAAATCACTAACTTCAGAAGATAATGAATTATATCCAGTAGTCGAATACCAAGATTTTTTTGGGGTGTAAATAGAGGTTCCAATCCCCTCTTCATATTCTTCATCCAAATAAATTACACCACCCATTAAAACATGATCACGATGAATAAATCCCCTATTTTCAGGACTATTCTTTTCATGAGATGGAGTAATATGTTGAAAAGTTAATTGAAGAGTATAATTTTCAATATCATTAATATTATAAAAAAGTGAAAGTATTTTAGCAGCAGTATGTTCAAATAATTCTTTATCGATAGTATGTATTCCCCTGCTTCTAGCACCAGGCCATCTACCATCTTTATTGGGATAAAATTTTGTAGATAACGCAAGTTTTCTTACATCGTGAGGATTATCAAAAAAATCATCAACAACTGTAGTGGGAAATAAAACGTTTGACATAGATTATTTTATTAATCTCCAATATATTCTAGTGAAAAAATTTCATGATCTTCTGTATTTGGATCAAGCCATTCGGAAAATTCTGATTGTAATGCATGTGCATCTTCAATAACTGCAAGAATATCGTCAGTTTCTGTATCACAAAGAGTATGTAAACGATCTACTACCCAGTTATGAGTATGTTCAAGAGTCTGTTCCAAAGTTACCATAGTCTTTACGCATATAACGTCCTAGGATGTTGGAATTATAGTACGCTGGAATACCATTGTCAAGAGATTCACTTAAAACATTATTTAAAAATAATTGTTTTGTTTCTTCAAAATTACAAGTTCCTTTTGTCTTATGTAAAGAAAGAATCTCCCTTTTAAAGAATACTTTATTGTTAACTTCTTTAATATCTTCTTTTAGTTCTGGACATGATCCATAATACCGTTTCCAATCACTCTCTTGTCTAACTTTTCTTTTCTTCCCTGGCGGTGTCCTGAAGGACCAAAAATACTTTCTTCCAATGTATGATCTACCGTTGAGGAGATTGGTAATTTTATAAACAAAACCAAAGTTGTCCCCAATAGAATCGCTATCAAAAGTTCGTTCCAAGTAAGTCCAAGGATTTTCATAGCTCATAGTTTCTAATATTATGAGCTATTATTTATCTTTAACGGGAACAAACCTATTCTAGACAAAAAAAGAGAGGGTGTCAAGCCCTCTCAAAGAATTATGTAAGTTTTGTATCAGTCTTTGGGCATCTTAGCACCAGACTTATGACGGGTTGTGCCTGCGGAATCAACATAAGTTTCTCTTTCTCTTCTAGGAGTTACATAACCAACTCCAGGAACTACACCAGTCTTTCCAGCATCTCTGGCAGCATTTCTTGCTGCTGCTCTTTGTGCTGCTCTCTTACGATTGCGGTCATAAGAGGACATTGCTTCACTCATTTCTGCTTCAACTTCTTCTTTCTTGAGATTTGCCTTACGATACTCAAGGTCAGCACGAGTGCCTCTATCCATCTTACCTTGTGACTTGGGCTTGGTCTTGCCACCTACATCAGGTTGCATACCAGGGTTTGCTGCTTTGACTCTACGACCATGGGTGTATTCAGCACCTGATTGCTTTGAGTCACCAGACACCATCTTACCACCCTGAGAACGGGAATCTGCATACTCTTTATCAGATTGTCCATGCTTACCTTTATAGAGTTCTTGCACTTCTGCTTCCATGATTGCTTCAATCTCCTTCTCAGAGAATTTACCAGATGCTTTGAGTGCTTCAACTTCTTCACTCATACGCTTCACGACCTTCTCAGCCTGGCGCTTAATGAATCCTTTAATACCTTTCTTTGCTTTATCCTTTGCCTTACCAGGAGCACTCTTAACGGCGTCTGCTGCCTTAGAGGCACTGTGCTGTGCCTTACGTCCTGCTCTTCTTACCTCGTCCTTCGCGATAGAACCAGCGATTTGAGCACCTGCCTTAACAGCAGCTGCTTTCTTCTTAGCACTATCTACAGCACCTCCTACTGCCTTCTTAGCGCCGCTCAGTGCTTCTCCTGCCTTTCTCATGCCATATCTTCTTTTAGCACCTACAGGGGCACCAGATGCTCTTCTAGCAGTGGTGTCGTGCCCAAAAGTAACCTTTGCCTCATCAATATAAGCATCGGTTGCTTCCTCTACCAGAGAGTATGCTTCCTCTTCATCATACCCTTCTGTTACAAGTTCCTCTACCAACTCATCAACAACTTCATCGATAAGTTCTTCAGTGATCTCTACTTCGGATGAAGTATATACGGAAGAGTATAAGTTTCTAAGATTGCCGTATTCTTTCTGTGTCAGAGACATTTTTCCTTACAATATGCATATAAAAATATTTATAAAAAAAGAGGGTCCAAAGACCCTCTTTCTTAATCGGGGATATCCCCATATGCTTCATACCCATTATATTCTCCAAATATATAAGAATCAGATTTTGCTGCTTCTCTATACATTTCTAGAGCTTCTCCTGTATTCACACAGTTACATTTACAATTTCCTTTACAGTGAGAACCCTGCGAAGGTGTCTTTAGTAACGTCTTGTTTGATTCCTCCAACGATATAGGATTCAACCTCCGTTTCTTGGGGTGCCACTTGAAGACCTTTAGAAGAGATCCAATGCTCTGTCCAAGGAAGTGGATTATTCTTTGCTGGTATGTCATAGATCGGTTTAAGTCCAATTGCTTTCATTCTACGATTGGCAATCCATTCCACATACTGCTGAAGCAGTTTATCATTAAGACCAATCATAGATCCATCCTTGAACAGATACTCTGCCCAAATCTTTTCTTGGTTGACACAATTCTCGAAAGTATTAATCAACCACTGTTCTTCCTCTTGGAAGATTTGTTTCATCTCAGGGTCATCACCTTCACGCCATTTTTTCAGAATATTCTGAGTAATAGCAAGATGTTGATTCTCGTCTCTAGCAATTAGTGAGATGATTTTTGCACTTCCTTCCATAAGTTTGAGTTCGCCAAAAGCAAAACTGCAAGCAAAGGATACGTAAAAGCGAATACCTTCAAGAATATTAACGTTTGCAACTGCTCTGAAGAGTTTGCGCTTGAGTTCATATCTTGCCTCTTGTGCGTAGGGGACTTCTTCCAAAGCGTGTTGCCACTCTTTGGAATTATCATACTGATGTGCAGCATTGATAAAGTCATTGTATGCCTGAGTCACACTCAGAGCACGTTCTACGATACGATCATCATTCAGAATGTGATCAAACACATCTGAGGGATCTGAATAAACATTCTTGATGATATGAGTATATGAACGACTGTGAATCATTTCCATGAATCCCCAGACTTCCATACATGCCTCTAACTCAGGGAGTGAACAGTAAGGGATAAAAGCCATCCCAGGACCACGCCCTTGTACAGAATCCAGCATGATCTGGTATTTAAGATTACTGGTAAAAATGTGCTTTTGCTCAGGGCGTAGTGTCTGATAGTCCGCACGGTCTTTTTGTAATGATACTTCTTCTGGTCTCCAGAAATAACCTAATTGTTGGGTTGTGAGTTTGTCAAAGATAGGATACTTATAAGAATCATATCTTTGAATTCCAAGAGGTTTACCAAAGAACATAGGTTGCTTTTTAGTATCAACCTCTTGGGAATTAAAAACAGTCATTGAATCAACTGATCTATTTTTTTCATTATTTGTCTTAAATTTTACAAGACTCACACTCTTCCTCCTCTGCGTTTTCTAGTTGAGCGATTAAAGAATCAAGAGACTCTGTAGAATCTTCTACTTCATCAGTCTTGATATCATAGGTGTTTTGATAGTAACTGGTTTTCCAACCGTACTTATATGTAGTCAAAAGATCTTGTGCCATAGTTGACACAGGAACTTCATTGTTTGGATAATGTTTTGGATTATAACTCCAATTGCCACTGATTGCTTGATCGAAGAATTTCTGCATTACAGCAACAATATTAATATAACCATGATTGGACTCCATATCCCAAAGAAGAGTATAATTGTTCTTAAGAGATCCATATTGTGGGACAATCTGTTTGAGCGGTCCCTTTTTACTTTTTTTAATGGACAGATAGTCTCTAGGTGGTTCGATTCCATTTGTTGCATTTGACACAACGGAACTGCTCTCTGATGGCATCTGAGCAGACAATGTTGAGTTCCTAACTCCATACTGCTTAACCTGTGTCCTAAGATCCTCCCAATCATAGTGAAGCTCATTTAAAACAATTTCATCTACTTCTTTTTTATATGTATCAATTGGAAGAATTCCATTTCCATACTTAGTACGATCATTATATTCACAAGCACCTTTTTCTTTTGCAAGATTGACCGTTGCTTGAATTAGATAATATTGGAACGCTTCAGTGAGATTGTGCACAAGTTGCCAAGCACCAGAATCATCATAAGAATGACCATGTTTTGCAAGATAGTGTGCTAATCCAATATAACCGATTCCGAGAGATCTCCTTGCTTTTGTGGCAATTTCTGCTGCTCTAATTGGGTAGTTTTGGAAATCAATAAGTTCATCGAGACCCCTAACAGCAAGATCACAAAGACTTTGAAGATCTTCAAGATCCCTAATTTTACCAATATTAATAGCAGAAAGGATACAGAGAGCAATTTCCCCATCTTCATCATCAATATGGTTTAAAGGTTTAGTTGGTAAAGTAATTTCTTGGCACAAATTACTCATTTCAATTTTATCAATAAAAGATGAATGAGAATTACAATGGTCAATATTCATAATATAAACACGACCAGTTTCAGCACGCTCTTTTAACAGATCTAAAAAGAGTTCTTGACCGCCGATAGTTTTGCGAGGAATAGATTCATCTCGTTCATAACCCACATATAACTGGTCAAACTCAGGAGTGCCAAAAGCATCATACAGACCTGGAACATCGTGAGGGCTGAAGAGGGAGATTTTTTCGTTTTTGATAAATCTTTCGTAAAAGATTTTTGAGATTTGGATAGAGTAATCAAGTTTTCTTACGCGATTGTCTTCTGTACCTTTGTTATTTTTAAGAACTAAGATGTCTTCGATTTCTTGGTGCCAAATAGGAAAGTGGACAGTCGCTGACCCACCTCTGATGCCGTTTTGTGTGCAGCATCGGACAGTTGATTCAAACTTTTTGAGGAAGGGGACCACACCTGTGTGTTGAACCTCTCCGCCTCTGATTTTACTGTTGATGCCACGGATTCTGCCTGCGTTGATACCGATTCCCGCCCTTTGTGCAACGTATCTGCCAATAGCCATATCAGAGCTAAAGATAGAATCGAGGGTGTCATCAACATCAACAAGAACACAGCTAGCAAATTGTCGAAGTGGAGTTCGCACTCCCGCCATGATAGGTGTGGGAATGTTGATTTTGTGTTTGGAGATGGCATCGTAGTAATCCTTAACGTATTTGAGACGTGTCTCTTTAGGATACTTGGAGAAGATGGTTGCCGCAATCAGAAGATACATGAACTGTGGCGTTTCGTAAAGAGAACCACTACTCCTATCTTGTACAAGATATTTATCTACAACTTGCCGTAATCCAGCATATGTAAACAAATAGTCACGACTATGATCAATCATTGATTGAAGTTTATCAAACTCTTCATTAGTATAAAGATCCGCAATTTCTGCATCATAAACTCCTTTTTTGATGCATTCATCTACATGTTGTTTTACAGTCGGAACCTCATGCATACGTCCATACAGTTGCTTTCGAGTGGCAAACAAAAGCAGACGTGCCGCAACAAACTGATAGTTGGGGTGATCGAGGTCAATTAGGTCACTTGCAGAACGAATCAGGATCTCCTGAATCTCTGCTGTAGTAATACCATCATAAAATTGAATACCAGATTGCATTTCAACCTGAGAAGCAGAAACTCCTGCCAGATCTTTACATGCTTCCTCCACCATTACGTGAAGTTTATTTAAATCAAGAGGTTCAGTTTTTCCATTTCTTTTGACGACCTTTGTACCGTTACTCATATCTTTTTCCAATTGTTAAATTTAATCTTTGCTTGTAAACCAGAATAGGTATTTAATTTTAACATAGACATAACATCATGTCCAGAAAGAACCATATCATTGATATCTTTTTCTATGATGTTGGTTGGCCAGATGACGACTTTTTGATTTCTTTCGATACATCGTTCAATCCTTCCAACAATTTCTCGATTCCTGGGCTCGTTATCATAAACAAAAATGAGATCGCTTCCCTCAAGATAACCCAGGTCACCATCACTACCACACAAAGCCACGCTATTGTTGACGAAAGTGCTGTCAAAGGGTCCTTCGACCACATAGACAGGTAATTTTGTATTGATTGTGTCAAGTCCATATATCTTTGGTGCATTATCCGTAAGCATAATGGTGATATATTTATTGGGTGATTTATCTAGTGCTCTGCCCTGAAATCCCAATAAGTTCTTTTGCTCATCATAGAGAGGAATAATGATTCGACTATTGTCATAGTTGACATTATCGAAAGTTTGTTTCTGAGAATTTGTCCACTTTTTAAACTTTGGGGCGAAATAAAACTTATCTGGATTAAGTTTACGATTCTCCAAATATTCTTTTGCGGCAGGAATCTCAGATGCTTTTGGTAGATCAATAGATTGCTTAAATAATGGTTTTTTAAATTCAAACTTCGGTTCTTCTACAACAAAGTTTTTGCCAGTATGTCCCTCTTTAAATTTCTCAATTGTATATTGCTTATGAAGTGTTGTATCTAACTGCTTCAAAAAATTATTCAAAGACATGCTAGCACCACAGTTATGGCACTTAAAGTTACTGTTATTCTTTACCTGATAAATGTAACCACGTGTCTTATTTTTATTTTTTTGAGAATCACCACAGATTGGGCAACGAAAATTGAAAAGATTGTTTTTTACTTTCTTAAATTTCTGAAGACGGGTAGAAATTAGACTAATATATTTACTGTCAATAAGGTCCATTATTCACCGATTTCGTGGATTACTGGTTGTTCGTGAACAAGAACACGATATAGTTCAGGGTTATTTCCAGCACTTACAGGAATAAACTCTGTATCTGGATTAAACTCTGAGTCACGAACTGCCTGATTGATTACAATAGAACCATCTGGACCCGAAATACTACGATGATATGTTCCGATAGGAACTACTAGTGCCCCACTCTTACGATTCATGTGAACAATGTGATAAGGAAACTTCCAATCAAAGTTCACAAGTTCAAACGTTCTTTCACCTGAGAGGACACGATTATGGTCCACTTGATGATGGTGGATGTAGAACTGTTTTGCACCGATGACATCGTCTGGTGGTGAAACTGCTGGTCCTTCGTGTACCACAAGATCAGATGCGTTTGAATCATCTACCGAAATATCATAAAAAACAACATCGGGGGTCTCACGAAACACCCGATGCTTACGAAACTGAACCGAACTCATTCGGAAACCTACTTTGCTCCGTCAATTATAACCTGAGGTGGTTGACTTGTCAACAAAGATGGTATGAGATGACTTCCAGCAGTAATGAGAGATACTGAAAGAATCAAAACTCCACCAAGTTGCCATCTAAATTTTAATAAACCTTTTATTTCTAATTGAACTTTATCAATTCTTTCATGCAATACAGCGTGTGTCTTTTCTTCAGTCAACTTCATTTCATCAATCATTTTTATGATGATGCCATCAGTTTTAATACTTTGATCAATTCTCTCATCATGTTTTGTTAATATCTGTGCTATACGATTATTACCTTCCGAAATTTTATCTACAGCTGCTTCCAACTTCGCAAGCATCTCTCTAGAGAGATCTTCGTACATGTCTAATTTAGATTCTAAGACTGCTATTTTGGGATTTTGACCAAACATTATTTGCCCCTTAAATATTGCAACCACCACTTACGAGAATTCAATCCACCTTTTGCATAAGTCTTTTTATTTCTTTTTCTGACAGGAGGCAAATCTCCAGCTTCATGAGTTCCAGCAATTTGACCAGAACCTAAAGTCATTCCCTCCTCATTTAGAGTTCTAACAATAGAAATAATCTTGTTTATATCCATTAGATAGAGTTTAATGTGCGTGTACAATAATCATCATCAGGTATATTATTTAATTCAGTTTTTGGATATTCTGGTATTCTTTTAAGAAAAATTAAAAAACTTTTTAGCGATGGCCACAAGTCTTCTTCCATATTATAGAAAAGCAAAGGAACTGCGGCATCATCAAATACATTAAATAAGACAGTTAAATGATTAAGTAAAAGATGGGACTTTAAAATCCCATCTTTTCTATATTTACGCAATAATTTTTTTATATATCGTATTCTCTTCAAATCCTCATCAAAATCATCCTTAGTCAAAGCTTGGGGATTATTATAAAATTTTATAGCGAAAAGCATATAATTACTTTCCGTCAATTCATTAAATCTCATATTACATCAGTCTAAATCAAGAATCAGGTAAGATATCATCGTCTGCGGTTCCACCAGGACCAGCATCTCCAGTAATGTGGCTACCTGCAACTAATACTTCAGTCTTAACTCTAAGTACTTGTCCACCAGCACCATCTGTTCCCATGTAGGTTGTAATTCCAACCCATCCAGCATGAGCAGGTTTGTATTGTGACCCATCGTCAACGGCAGCAGTTTGCTCTGCTACATCTACACCATAAATTTCCTCACCACCCCAATTGGAGTCTTCATTGACATAAACTGGTTGCTCAGAAATGTTATATGTTACAGCACTAATTGCAGTTCCATCAAGACCAGTGGTATTGACGATTGTGCATGTGGTATTTCCTGTACGCTCATTTATAACTGCGCTTCCTTTACCTGTAATGGTAATAACCGCACCCTCAATGGTGGCAGCAGCAGGAAGAGTGGCACCACCAGCGAAAGTTGCAACCTTAGTTGTAAGGTCAACGCTAACGGTACCAGTCGAGTATAAAGAGTCTGATGATCCCCAAAGAGACATGTTTTCTTACCTTTAATTCTTTATATTGATATTTATAAATTATTCCGCTTCCCTGGCAAGAATCGCTTTCTTAACAACTTCAAGAAGTTGATCGTCCATATCAGTTTTAGTTAACTTAACCGCTTTACCCAAGATAATAAGACAGATCTCAACCAACTTTTCACCGAGTTCTTCGTTTTCTGGAATTTTGTTAACGGCATCTGAGATTACCTTTGAGGCGATTGGGAGTAAAAATGCAAGCATGATCTTATACCAAATGATCTACAAATATATAGGAGATCATTTTTTATTTTTTGCTGCTTCCACTTCTTTTGTAAAGTCTTTGAATGATTTTCTTCCAGGAGAATCGGCATGTTTAAATGTACGTTTCTTTTTAGAAGACTTATCAATTTCCCTCATTTTCAAAGCATCGCTAACTTTTCTTCTCAAACTTGGTCTTCCTATAGGTGGTTTAGTCTTATCAATCGCTCTCGCAATTTTTAAACCAACACCTTCTTCAACTTTCTTCTTTTCAGGAAGACCTTTATGCTTAGTAGAAGCAAAGTCTTTTACATCCTTCTTTTTCATAGAGGCAGCAACTTCGGCAGTTTCGGGAGTTGTAGGTGCCATCTCACCTTTTTGGATGGCACGAACTATTCCAAAAAACTTTTGCTGGGCTTTAGATACTGCAGGCATATCACTTCCTTTGGGTTTTCTTTGCCATAACTGCTTTATCACCGTACTTTGCTTTAAGATCTCCAACTACTTTATCAAATGCAGACATTTGAGTGTCTCCAGATGATTTCTTCTTAGGACCTGTTGCTGTTCTGGGGGGACGACGATAATCAGTATTACCGTCAACACCACCACGCTCCATACGCTGATCTCTTAGACGATCTTCCGCAGATTCAATCATATCACCTTCCATATCATAAGACATTTTGATACCCATTGCTCTCAACTTGTTCCTACCAAGATTAATTTTTGTCTTCATAGATCTTGGATCTTCATCATTGTTTTTCTCTTCAGGTTTACTAGAATCACAACCCTCACTATAATTCAAAGGAAGTTTTCCTTGCTTTTGCATTTGCATTGTCTGCCTTTGAAGCATCATTTTCTTCTGAAGCATTTTTTTCTTCATTTCAATTTCTTTTTGATCCTCTGGATTAGCAGACTCAACAGTTGGCTTCAAGTTAATATATTTTTTATTATTAACTTTTTTACCAGTTATTTTATCACCACAGGATCCACAATCTTTTTCATAGATAACTTCTTCACCAACAGATTCTTTTCTAGTATCTTGCCCATCAGGTTTTCCACCCTTCTTACGCTGAATAGCGTTATGAACTGCACCAGCATGTTCTTTAGAAGAAGATTCTACTTTACCATCTCCATCATAATCTTTCTTTGCCTTTTTCTTAGTACTATCATAAGAAGTCATTTCAACTGAGGCAATATTTGGATTTGCGCGAAGTTCTGCAATCTTTGCACGAGTCGCATCTCTTGTGTATGAATTACCAGTCTTCTTATCAGTTACTCTAATATGATACTTTTGGTCCTCTTCTGTAAAAACTTTTTTAAAAACACTTTTTACAGTATCTTCTGCAAGTTGTGGAATATTATACTCTTCTTTTAATCCACCAGTAAGTTTTTTCTTTGCTAAAGCTTTAACAGCAGAGGGTGCTGGAGATTTTGCCAATTGTGCAAGATAAGCTTTTGCAACTTGAGCAGGATTAAGATTAGTTTGTCCACTCAGGGATTTTCTAACTTTGTATTTTACATCTGATGCAAGTTGGGATGCTTGCTTTTCAATATCAGTATCACCAGCGGCATGACCACGGCGAGCACCGCCTGTATTTTTAGACATGGAAATCTCGTAATTCTACTTTTTTCTATATTTATTTATGAATTGCTTACTCCAACATCCTGGCACCATACCTTCAACATACTTCCTATAAGAATCTGTACCAACAAGTCTTTGATCTGCAGGAACTCCTTGTTTTGCTTTACTATTTACAACCGCTTCATTTACATCCTTAATCCAAGACTTAAACATAATCTTATCTTCAGTTACACAAATTAAGTAATTAGTTCCACGACGAATTATCTTACCAACTAATCCAGTATTTACATTCTCTACAATTTGACCTACTTTGAAAATTTTATTATTAACAAAGTTTTCACGAAGATTTTTCCAATCAAATTTAGGAGCAATCTCCCAGAGATTCCATCCTTCTTTAATTTGCATAGCAGTGCGAAGATTATTGTAAAGTTCTCTTGCCTGCTTATTATTCAAAGTTGATGGAACACCTTTGCGGAATGATGCAAAGTCTCCTTCTGCTGCTGCCTTTCTCTGCTTGGATGCAGACATGCCAGAAACATCATCACCATCAGGATCTCTATCACCTGCCGAACGAACTTCTACATTATCAAAAGCATATAATTTTCCATTATAATTGTTTGAAAGATTTTCAAATTCTTTTACCCTGTCTCCACCACCGATAATACGAACACCAGAATATCCATCCATGTGCGCCTTCTTCAAGACATCAAATATAGTACGATTTTGTGGGTCATTAACAATTTTCTCACTATGCTGAGGGAACATCTGACGCATCACAGATACTTTAGTATCAGCATCTAATGGATTTTTTTTCTTATCATTAGATCTTGAAGGGACAATAATATAATCACCATCATCAGAACTTGATGCTACGGTATCCAAAAGTTTTTCATGACCAGTTGTTGGTGGATTAAAACGTCCAAATGCAATAGTCAGTGTACCTTTAGTTTTTTCAACCTCTGGTGGAACCATAGGTGGTTTTTCTGATGTTGGTTGTTTTTGAGTTTCAACTCCTGCTGCTGGTTCTGAAGTCGTATTTGAAAGATTTTTTTCCTTATCAGTTTGTGGAGGATCTTGCTTCCCAACTCTTTGTCTTTTATTAAAAAACTTTAATCTTCCTTTTTCCGTTTTCGCTACAAATTCACCATCTTTATCATACCAACCACCATGACCATCACTCTGCAATCCCATTCTAGAAGCTTGTTGGACTGCTACTGATGCTGATGCTTCCTTGATAAAATTTAAAAAACTTTTCATTTATCCCAATTTTTCGCTACTGTAAAGTTCGCTTTACTAAATTCTAAACGATCTACAAGTTTTAATGCAGATCCAGATTTGATTGCAACAAATCCTTCTGGTGAAGTCTGTCTGTAACCATCTTCGGTGTTTATAAACGTCCCGAGAGATTTAACCTTTTCAAGTTGTCTAATTACAATTGTTTTTGCAGTTTGAAGATTCATATAAGAAGCAACTGTCATATAAACAGATTGCTTATTTTTTTGTATGAAATTCAAACCATCTATCTTCATCTTTAGATATTTATTCTTAGTTGTTTTTGTCTTTTTGGACATTATTTCTTTATCCAAGACATCAGAATAATAATTTGAAAATTGTGATGTTACTTCTCTAACGTTTGGCAAACGTTTTCCGTTCTTAACATAGGTATTGAAATACATTTTAAAAAGTTTTGACATGATGAATTTCGATTCGCCTGTAGATGTCAAAACATCTAAAAATTTAGAAGCTTGCTTTAATGATCCTTCAGCCCGATTTACTGCAGATATATATTTCCTATATTCTGGTTCAGTAAAATTAGCAATTCCAGTTGCATCAGTAAAAGAAGCAGATGCAACATAAACATCAGATGTTTTAGTCAAATTGGAAGTATTAGCACCAAATGAAGCAGACATTTCTGGAATAGTTTCTCCAGTATATTTTGTATGGAATACTATTCCTATTTTTGCAGTTTTAATAATATCCGCTAATGGAGATTGAATATCGACAGCATATGTTATTGTATTTGGTCTAAAAGAAATTACTCTTTCACCATTAATTGTTTGTACAGATTTATCATCAGTAAACAAAAGATCTCCTTGCAAAACTCCAGTTATGTTTAATTTTTTCAAGTGCTTCAAACATAATTTTAATTTTGCTGCCAATTGCCCAGTATACCAAAGATCAATATCTTCTTCATGATAGCATATCTTAGGTTCTGTTTTTGCAAAAACTGATTTCGTTCCAACAAAAAATAAATTTGTTTGTGGATCTACACCACAAACAATAGCTGGAGCACCATCCCATTTAGTGGTAACACTAATTGATGATGTTTTTTGATGTAGCATATCACCAAGTTCTCTCAAAAATGCTATAGCATTTTTTCCACCATCGGATCCATTATTAAGAATGTCATCTTCTAAATGTTCTAAGTGTGTGTTCTTTGCCATTATGCTTGAACTCCAAGTCTGTCGTTAAGTGGTGAACCTTTGGATGCTTTAGTTCTCAATACAAGTCTACTGTTTACATTAAATTCATTATGAAACTTGTTCTCAATCTTGAACTCTGGCATCCCGTTGTTGTTAATCTTGAACTTATAATAAGACACTTTCTCCATGAGAAAGTCCCTAACAATTTCAAGATAGTTAAGACCACTAGTGCGTCTTTGACTAATCTTTCCTACAGCAACTGCCATTAGATAAGAAAGTTGATTGTACTTACCTTTCGCTCCAGTGGTCAAAGATGGATTGCTAAGATACCTTGCACCACTCATCCAAGTATCGTACATTGAATTCCAGGTTTCCATATTATCATCGATGATTGTATCAGTAAAATTTTGATGTGAAGGGTTCTCTGGTATGATCTTATCTAGATTAGCAGGTAGAACGCTCTTAAAGGGTTGAGTCTGTGCCAGATATCTGATTGTCTCATATGTGGTCTCGGCAACGCCCTTATTGGTTTGACCTAAAAGACGAAGAACTTCATATTCTGGAGTATTCTTAAACTTAATGATAAAAGCATCTCGTGCATTATCATCCACAAATTTCATTAGGTCTTGTGGTTTAATAACGTTAGTTGTGGAAGACATTGCTTTCACAGAGAAAGGATACTCTCTACCTTCAGTGTCATTTATTATAAAATCAACCAAAGGATAATTTCCTGCTGTTGGCACAAATATAGATGCATTATTCACATTCAAATTGGCAAAACCCATCTTTACCAAATAGGAACTTCCTCTTTGTAAGACACATATTGGTGCTATTAATTCACTAAAATCTTTAATTATTAGATTGACACATGAACTATAAGCAGAATCATTTAGTAAAGAATATGCTGAAACTAAATCTACTCTATCTCTCTGACTATGTGTATTACAATATTCAACCAATTGAATAAGATAGTTTTTTACAACATCTGGTAAATCAGATCTATTATTAATAGATCCCATTATATTATTATAATAGTCCGAAAAACTTAATCTAGTACCACCAACATTTGGAAAATCTTGTGGTTTTAATGAAAAACTAACTCTATTAGATCCAGTTGAAGGTTTTCTTATTCCTAAACTTCTAACCCAACCCTGTACTGGATCATTATCACCTTGCCTGTATGTAACAGGCATTCTGGGAATATAGTTTGGTGCATTTATTGGTCCAACATGTATTACTGCATTTTTAGGAATCGTACCAACTTTCTTAGCAGTTCTGCTACTACCATTATAGAGTATTAGATCTTCTTTAGATGTAGTTTGTACTCCTCTTCTAAAGGCAGAAACATATCTACTCCACACTTGATTAAGTGGTCTTGCAGACATTTTTTAACAACACACTTTCTTTTATTTAGTTCAAGTAGCGAAAATTTGAATAGTACATCTAAAATCTTTTGCATGGGGTGATATTGGTGTCACCATATGTAATTGTTTTTCATCATTTATAATGATCATATTTTCTTCTGGTACAACACATCTGAACATATCAATTTCACATTGTTCATCTTCTTCACTTTTCCACATAAAAAGACCACCATCATATGTCTCACTCGTATTCAGATATAGAGTAGCACCAAATATATAATCATGATCATTGTGATCAGAAATAGCAGAATAAGAATCCCAAATATAATATTGAAATGCCAAAGAATTGTAAGTATAATTTTTAAAAATTACAGATAACTCTTCTTCTAGTTTTTCAACTATAGATTTATCTGTAATTGGTGTCATCATACATGGACCATCAATATTTTTTAATAAACTAGGTTCCCATCTGAAAGAACTAGATCCCCATACGTTTTCTTTTACTTTATTTGATATTAAATCTGTTTTACATGCATCCAGAAGTTGATCACTTAAAACATCAATAAAAATTTTCATTTGTTTTCTTCTGAAAGAAATTCATCAATCTGCTCATCAATATCATTAATTACATTACGAATTTCTACAATTCGTGGTGGAACATACTTAGGATCATAAGTATATCCTTTGGTATCAGTAAAAAGTGATGCACGAACTGCTGCTGCCTGATATACAGACAGTTCTAATGTTACTTTCTTTTCTTCACTCACAGGTCTACCCCCTTCACTTTCCAATCTGGGTCAAATTCTTTTCTTGCTTTGGACAAAACTTCAATCTTTTCTTTCAGTTCCTCTTCCGAATCTGCTTCAACAACCCAATCAGTAATACCTAAATTGGGGAGATTGATAGTTGCTGATACTTTACTCACAGGTCTCCCTCCGCACGATTTTCAGAATAGTATACATCAAATGCACCACCAGGATATCGTGCTTCAAGTTTCTTGACATTACGTGCAATCACTTCGTCAAAAGAAACTTCAAGTGCCATACATGCCTGAGCAGCATACCACATAAGGTCACCAAGTTCAATAATCATGTGCTCACGATTATCTTCGTTGAACGGTTTACCTTGAAAAATCATCTTCTTAATGATCTCAAGAAACTCACCACCTTCGGCATTGATACCTACACCAGCAGTCAGAAGACGTTCGATGTTTGCACCTTTCTCATCGAGTTCAACCAAGCGATCAGAAAGTGCCACAAAGTCTGTAGATGCTTCAGAAGTAACCGCATCTACAAATTTTTCGTAACGTTGAAAGTCAATTTTAGTCATACTTCAAAAGGTTGTTGTTGATTTTGTTTCAGTTGTTTTAGTTTTGGGGAAGGGAACATCTCATCAAATTCTTCTTCAGAAACGTTTTTCCAAGAACCACCGACACCACCGTTCATATTGACGACAATATCACTAGTTGGAAGTTGTTTATTGTTGGCAATATCAATTATATCACCAGGAAGAGGATTGAACATAAAGTAGTGTCCATCCCATCTTCGATTTCTCATATTCATGAGATTGACTGCATCTCTTTCGATGCCACAGTCAACAATTTTTTCCCCTTTAGGATTAAATACAGAATAATAACCGTTCATATTATGTTATTTTCTTTTAAATTTTAATTCCTTTTGTACTATTTGTCAACTAATTTGATGTATCCAACAATATTCAGATACATCAAATTGTTTTATTTTTTCATTAACTGCAGGATAAACACCACAGGAATCTTTATCATCAGGATTATAATCATGACCAGCTAAGATTCCTCCAATTTTTACTTTTGGTTTCCAATAATCTATATCATTACAAACGTCATCATATTCATGAGAAGCATCTAAAAATACAAAATCTAAACTTTTATCTTCAAAATGAGTAGATGCTTCCAAAGAAGACATTCTGAGAGGAGTATAATACTTTTCAACTGGTTTCATATTATTTAAAAAAGTATTATATAACATATGAATATTTGGTTCATATGCATGATGATTTCTATCATAATGCTCTCTACTCCCCAACCAATGGTCAACGCAATAAAATTGAATATCTTTGTTGGAATTAGCAATTTCCACTGCCATAAACGAAGAAGATTTTCCTTTCCAGGATCCAACTTCAACAAATTTACTGCCAGATGAAAATTTTTCAACTACAGATTTATATAAATTTGGATAAGAAAACCAATGTTGTCCAAAGTTTGAATTTTGATAGATATGATCCATTATTAAAATTTAAATCCGTCGAATGTTTTTTTAGGTTTATCTTCATATGTATACTCTTCTTCTTTGCCAGAATCAAGTATATCTTCCTGTGCAGTTTGCTCACAATCATATAAGCGCATCTTGGCACGATCAATACCAACAATAAATCTCTTATTAATAGAAATATCATTGTATCGATTCTTCAACTGCTTCACCATTATCTGACCAAGTTGTTCAAGTTCCTCAGTGCTAATAAGGGCAAACATAAGATCAGCAGTAGCAGGGAGACCAAAGGACTCAGAAGTGTCAGTAAGGTCAACGTCACTGCTGCCATAACCAGAACGAGTGGTCTGGGTGGCAGATACGATAGGGACCTCGGCTTCGACAGCCAACCCTCTAAGCTCCTCTGCAATAGATTTAATATAGCTATATGAATTGATAGAGCCGTTCTGCCT